GATTGATAACAATGAAATCAACTCAATTAAAAGTGAGTCGTAATTGGAACTCAATGATGCACAGCATAAAAATGCCTGGCAAAAACGGAAAGATGTTTCAGCCGGCAGGTTATAGTCACGTGTATAATCTTAGCACAGTGCAGCAATCAAATGACAAGGGGACTTGGTTTGGTTGGAATGTGCAAAAGATTGGCCCAGTACAGGATAAGAACTTGTATGAAGCTGCAAAACAATTTGCTGGTAGTGTTGCAACAATGCCAGTGAATCATGGTGAAGGTGAGACTAAGTCTAAAAAAGACTCAGTACCATTTTAACATGATGGGCCCATGGATAAGCTCCCCCTATTTCATGGGCCTACTTGAAGATAATTATTTATATGAAGAAAGACAACAGGACACTTTATCACAAGAAATACTACAGGATAAAAACCATGGCGAAACTAAGGCACAGGGTGAGGGTTTTAGAAAAAACAATAAAAGATTTTCTTGATTCAGAAGAAGGAATCGCTTATAGGAATAGAAAAAGTAAGGAGTATCAGAAAGAATACAGAGAAAAAAATAAAGAAAGATTAGAGAGATATCGGAAAGAATACAATAAGTTATGAGCAAATTTAGGGAAATTTTTGAGGGCAATAAAAGCGCCTATGGGCAACTAGTTTTATCTGGCACCAACAGCGAGAAAGGAAAAGCAGAGGGAAAAGCATTTGTCAAAAAACAAGAAGTCACTGATGAATTATTTACAAATCATTTAGAGGGTGCGGTTAATCCTAGCACCAATCAACCATACCCTGCACTGGGTATAATACCAATAAACGAACAGAACGAATGTAAGTGGGGCTGTATTGATGTTGATGAATATAATTTTAAACATAAAGAGGCTGTAGAAAATATAAAAGAAAAAGGCTTTCCGCTGATTGTATTCAGATCAAAGTCTGGTGGCGCACATTTATTTTTATTTACAAAAGAATTTATTCCTGCATCTAGAATGGTTGCTAGCTTAGAAGCCATGGCGGATGTATTGGGTTATTCTGGTTGTGAGATTTTTCCAAAACAAACTGAAATTTTAATACATAAAGGTGACGTGGGTAATTTTTTAAACTTACCGTATTACAAAGGCACCAAGGGTTTGAGATATGCATTGAGTGAAGAAGGCAATGCAATGAAGATAGAAGAATTTTACGAAGCGTATGATAAAAAGGTACAGACATTAGATCAGTTAGTAGATTTAAAACCTGAGAAAAAACCAAAAGTTAAAAAGAAACCAGAAATTTTTCCTGATGGTCCACCTTGTTTAAACAGACTAGCAGAAGAAGGGTTTGGGGAAGGATCAAGAAACAACTCTTTATTTAATCTTGCAATTTATAGACAGAAAGCTAACCCAGACAATTGGCAAGATTTAGTAGAAGAGGACAATCATAACTATATGAATCCTCCTTTAAAATCAACTGAGGTAGCAACTCTATTAAAGTCTGTAGGAAAGAAAGGTTATGATAAATACAGATGTAAAGATCAACCTATCTGTAATGTTTGTGATGCTTCGAAGTGTAGAACAAAAAGATTTGGTGTTGGTTATGAAGAAGAAAAGATGCCGGAACTAAGTGGCTTAAGTAAAATAACATCCGATCCGCCTCAGTGGTTTCTTACAGTCGCAGATCAAAGAGTGGAACTAAAAACAGTTGAGTTAAACAATCCCATGCTATTTCAAATAGCAGTATTAGAGAAATGCAGTATTAGTACACCAGAACTTAAGGGTCCTGAGTGGAGAAAATTTTATCTGGATCCTTTGTTGGCGGACATCCAGGAGATAGAACCTCTTGAGTCACTAGATCCTATAAATCAAATAACAAATTTATTGTATGACTTTACAGTTAACAGGCCACAGGCAAGAACAAAAGAAGACATACTTAACAAAACAGCATGGACCGATGACGGTCATACTTATTTTAGATTGGATGACTTTTTCAATTTTGCAAAGAGAAGTAATTGGGAGCTCGACAAAACAAAGACAGGTAATATGCTAAAGCAATTAGATTTTTTTGAGAAAGAAGAAAGAATGCAGCTGAAAAATCAAACACCTCGTTTGATTAAAATAAAGGCGATGAAGAAAACGGAACCATCGGTTTCTAAAGCAACCTACAAAGAAAGGCCATTCTAATGACTGACTACTACACAGATCATATAAGATTTGAAATTATAAGAGAAACAGAAAAAGCTATACGCATAAGTGTTCCGGATGGACCAACCAGTTTTGATGCCGTAGAGTTTTGGATGCCAAAAAGCGTAACGAAGGATTTAAGAAAAGTGAACAAGAGACTGCATAGAGCAAGGTTTTGGAATAAGTTGTATTGGGATAATTTTTTCAGAGCCCAAGCAGAAAAGAAACGTTCTCCAAGAATGCTTAGTGAAGGAGGTATGGTCTGAAAACAATAATACTAGGACCGCCAGGAACAGGTAAAACAACGACACTACTAAACTTAGTGGAGGAGTTTTTACGAGCAGGCACGGACATAAAAAGAATAGGATATTTTTCTTTTACTCGTAAAGCTGCATACGAAGCTATAAGAAGAGCAGGGGACAAGTTTATGTTAGAAGAGAAAGAGATACCATACTTTAGAACTCTTCACTCTTTGGCTTTTAGAACTTTAGGTATCAAAAAAGAAAGAGTTATGAAACATATAGACTACAGAGATTTTGGTTTGAAATGTGGCATACCTATCAAGAGCGCTTGGCATAGCGAAGAGGATGGTGTGTTCAGTTCTGACAATGAGTATTTAAGAATAATTAACAAAGCACGAGTTAAAGGTGTTCCTGTACTGGAGGAATACGACAACCATAGACATGGTATGGACATTGAGCGAGATCTATTATATCTTTTAGATCAAGAACTTAAGAGATACAAAGAAGAAAAAGGTTTAGTAGATTATGATGATATGTTGGAAAAGTTTATTAATGAAAACTCGGCACCTTCTTTTGACGTATTATTTATTGACGAAGCACAGGATCTTTCACCCCTACAATGGAGAATGGTTAGAGCGTTATGGAGCAAATCCAATAAAACATATATTGCTGGTGATGATGATCAAGCTATATTTAAGTGGGCGGGCGCTGATGTCGATACTTTCATCGCTCTTAAGGACGAAGTAGATCACATAGATACATTAAGCCAATCTTACAGAATACCTGGTGGACCTATACACGAAATGTCTCAACAAATAATTAGAAACGTTTCTAACAGGTACGACAAAGACTACATGCCACGACAAGAGATGGGTGATTTAACAAGATATGCTGACGTGACACAGGTTGATATGTCACAAGGAGAGTGGTTAGTTTTATCCAGCGCAAATTATTTTTTAGATGACATCAAAGAGTTTTGCGAACTGCAGGGTTGGTACTACTCACACAAAACAAAAAACTCTGTCAAATTAAATTTACTTCTTGCGATACAAACATGGGAAAGATGGAGAAACAGTGAAACATTACTACCCGTTGCATCAATAAAAAATATTTATTCTTACCTTGGAGAAAACGTGACCAAAGGATATCAAAAAGGTAAGACAATGGACGAGAACGAAGAAGGTTATTACATCGAAGAGTGCACCGCGAACCATGGATTACAAACTACAGATGTTTGGTACAAAGCATTTGCAGGCTTAGATACCAATACAGAAAATTATATTCGTAACATGCTAGCAAACGGAGAAAGTTTTAAACAAAACCCACGAATAACACTATCAACAATACACGGAGCGAAAGGAGGGGAAGCTGATAATGTACTCATTCTTCCTGATATTACTAAGTCTGCTGTTGACCACAATGATTTGGACCCAGATGAACTACACAGGTTATTTTATGTTGCTGTAACAAGAGCTAAAAAAGCTTTGCACATATTAGAGCCACGAAACTATTCTAGAGCATATACACTGTGAGATTTCATGAACACATAAAAGGCGACAAAGCAGAATATATAGCTGCAATGTGGCTATGGGACCAAGGATACCTGGTCTGCAGAAATATGTCTCAGCAGGGACCCGTTGATTTAGTTGCAATAAAAGAATATGAGGTTATACTGATCGACGTAAAATCAGAATGCAGAAGAAAGCGAGACGGATACAAAATAAACAGATCACTGACACCTATACAAAAGAATCTTGGTGTAAATATTTTGAACGTAAACGTTGATACAGGAGAATGCACATATGTCTAAAAAACACGACCCAGTAAACTTTCCATCGCACTACAACAAAGGAGACATAGGCTGCATAGATGCAATCAAATCATGTCAAGGAGATGGTTTTAAATATTATCTACAAGGCTCGGCTATAAAATATGTTTGGCGCCATGAACATAAAGGCAAACCCATAGAAGATTTGGACAAAGCCATTTGGTTTTTGAATAAATTAAAAAAGGAGTATGAATGACATTTCAAGTCATAGAAAACTTTTTACCAAGGGATGATGCTTACGCTATACACGAGTGTTTGACTAGTTCAGAGGTTCCCTGGAGTTTCTGCTGGAACACCGCTAGTAAAAATGATGATTGTGGTCATGGTTATTTTACACACGAAGTATTTAAATCAAACACAGATGACCCACATACTCACATGATTTACAGCTCTCAAGCAGTTGCTTTACTTGGTAATTTATTATCAACAAGAGGGGTAGACTATTTGAGATATATAAAGTTTAACATGTACCCAAGAACACAGGAGATAGTTGAGCACGGAAAACATTTTGATTTGGTTGGTTTTAGAGAGGATCAACCATGGTCGCAAAAGGGTGAGAAAACTATTTTATATTATGTAAACGACAACGATGGTTTCACTAAATATTTTCCTGATGGTAAAGATCCAATAATAGTTCCAAGTAGATTTAACACCGCTGTATACACTGATGAAAATATTATGCACAATAGTAGCACCTGTACGGATAAACCAGCAAGAATAACCATTAATATTAATTTTAGATGATAAGACCATTACAAGTACCAATGAATTTTAATCCTGAAACAGAATGGGTACCTCCGTTCGAATTACCAGATTTATCTGGTCATACCGAAATCGCTATCGACTTAGAAACACGAGATCCAAACCTGCTTACAATGGGATCAGGTTCGGTAAGAAGAGAAGGTGAAGTTGTCGGCATTGCCGTTGCTGTCGAAGGTTGGTCCGGCTATTTTCCTATCGCGCATGAAAGTGGTGGGAACATGGACCGCGCATTAGTCTTGGATTGGTTTGAAGAATTATTACAAACCACAGCTACAAAAATATTTCACAACGCAATGTATGATGTGTCCTGGATACGATCTATGGGTTTTCACATTAACGGTGGTATCGTTGACACAATGGTTGCTGCAAGTTTGATTGATGAAAACAGGCTAAGCTATACCTTAAACTCGGTTTCAAGAGACTACACAGGCTTAACTAAAAGTGAAACTGCATTGAAAGAAGCAGCCAAAGAGTGGGGAGTCAATCCAAAAGCAGAAATGTGGAGACTACCTGCACCATTGGTCGCTGAGTATGCAGAAAAAGATGCAGAGATTACATTGAAACTGTGGCACGCATTACAGCACGAACTTACAAAAGAAGAACTTTGGGACATATTTAATTTGGAATCCAATCTGTTTCCATGCCTGGTCGATATGAAATTCAAAGGTGTGAGGGTAGACGTAGATGGGGCTGGTAAACTAAAGAAAGAGTTAATAAAACAAGAAAAAGAAATTCATGCTCAGATACACAAAATGGTTGGTTTTGATATTGAGTTATGGGCTGCTGCATCTATTGCAAAAGCTTTTGATAAATTAAAAATACCATTTGATAGAACAGAAAAAGGTTCACCAAGCTTTACAAAAAACTTTCTTGCGACACACCCTGCTGAATTACCAAAGCTTATAGTAAAGGCAAGAGAAATAAACAAGGCAAATACAACTTTCATCGACACCATACTTAAACACAACTACAGAGGCAGAATACATGCAGACATAAATCAGATAAGATCTGATGATGGTGGCACTGTCACAGGCAGGTTTAGTTATTCAAATCCAAACCTGCAGCAAATACCTGCGAGACACAAAATAATTGGACCAATGATTCGTTCTTTGTTTTTACCTGAAGAAGATCATACCTGGGGCTGTTTTGACTACAGTCAACAAGAACCTAGAATACTAGTTCACTACGCATCATTGATGAAACTAGAAGGCACACAAACAATTGTTGATGCATACAACGATGGCAGCGCAGACTTTCACCAGATGATTGCTGACATGGCCGGCATTGAAAGAAAAGAAGCAAAGACAATTAATCTTGGTATTATGTATGGCATGGGTAAGAACAAACTTATGTCAGAGCTGGGACTGATGAAAGATGCTGCAGAAAAATTATTAAAGACCTATCATGAAAAAGTTCCGTTCGTAAAACTTATTGCTAATGAAGCAACAAACATAGCTGATGACTACGGAGTTATATCAACGTTGGGTGGTAGAAAATTACACTTTGATCTTTGGCAGCCTATATCGTTTGGTATTCACAAACCGTTGAAACAAGAAGAAGCAAAAAGGAAGCACGGACCGGGGATTAAAAGAGCGTTCACATATAAAGCTTTAAATAAACTAATACAGGGATCAGCAGCTGACATGACAAAGAAAGCAATGCTGGCCCTTTACCAGGAAGGAGTAATACCACATGTTCAAGTACATGATGAACTTGATATCTCAGTATCAAGCGCTGAAGAGGCACAAAAAATTATTGATATTATGGAGCAAGCGGTCGAGCTACAGGTCCCAAATAAAGTAGATTACGAAAAGGGGAAAAGCTGGGGTGAAATACAATAAAGACAGTCCAGTAGAAATAATTTTAGGTATTTGTGATAGGTGTAGTAATTATGTTCCATTTATTCGTTTGGTATCTGAAGAGGACGAACGAATTTACGAGTGTATGACATGTAAAACAAAACACAGGCAACACGTAAACGGCAAAGTTACGTTTAATTATTTAGAAGACAGTTATATTTTTAGAAGAAATTAATCCGGTGAGGAAAAGGAACTAACCTCACCGGCATTGAAAGGTGTGAAGATTTTATTAAAATATATTAAATTATTCTCTTGTCAAATATAATAATTGATATATATAATCCCATATAATAATATAATAAGGAGGTAATATGCCAGATATAGCAAATTTTAAATCAGTGTCAGTGTCTGTAGATACGCACGAAAAACTAAGGTCTTTGGCCAAAAATAGGTTTGAAGTGCCAGTAAGTGTACAAAAAGTTATAGAATTTTTACTAGAGAAAGAGTTAAAAAGAAAAAATGGTAGATCTAACGGGAAATCAAGAGGTTAAAGCTATTTGTCCACGGTGTTTTGGTAATGGATTTATCCGAATACAAACTGTACAATATGATTGTCCACAATGTGACAGCCAAGGCTGGGTCATGTTGCCGGCTAATCAATGTAGAGAAAATGTTGAAGGAGGCATAGAACCAAGATGGATGAAAACTGGCGAAACCATATGAGTTTGATGGAAAGACGAATAGAAAACATAATGAAAGCTATGAAAATAGCTAAAGATTATGAAATGAAATCTATATGGAGCAGAAAACTAAGAGAGTTATTTGAAGTTAGAGGGAGGAAAGCTTTTGAAAGACTTGAAGATCAAGCTCGAATGGTCAACTAGCAATTTGCTAGTGTGGACAATTTTAGCAATGGGGGTAGGATTAATGATTGTAAATCTTGTCACTATCTATAATATATACAGTGTCATTGAAACGATGTGGTTGGAGATACAACAAGTCAAAGAAACAAACATTTCTTTGTACCAATTTATCGAGGCACACAAAGATGACTTTTAACAAGGAGACAAAGGTGAGAAGAGAAATCCCTAACAGGATGATGAGTGCAACTTTCGCGTTACCAATCGACGAACGTCGAGTGGTTGGTATAGTAAACTATGTAGCCAGCGATACCGGCATTACGCCAATGGCGTTTTGGGTGAAGCTCAAGCCAACAGATTCATACTTAGATAGAGAACTCAGAGCCTCAGGCAAGCTGATATCAAGATGCCTGCAGAACGGTGAGTCCTTGAAAGATTTAGTTGAAACCTTATCTCAAGATAATGTAATTGGACAGATGGCAAACTATTTGCATAAAAACATGGAAGATATTATATTAGGAAAGCAACCGGAAAAGAAACAGCGCATGCTGTCAACTGATCCATATGCTATGAAAGAGTAGAAGAGGAAAGGAGGATTGTTATGGGAGCAACGAAACAAAAAATGATAGAAGAAGCTCACATGGATGGCTTAATAGAAGAGGCTGCTCATGATCTTTTTATTAACGGAAAGTATTCTCAAAAATATTTCAATAAAGAACAACGAGAGCTGATCGAAGCACGCGCAGAAATCTTGGTTGAAGATTGGAATGCTGGTAGTTTTCCAGGTTGGCGAGACTAGTGGACCACATTAAGATTGCGTACGATGTTTTAGATCCAGGCATGCTAAGAGAAATGCATGGTTTATTGGCATACAACGAAGGCGAGATAATAGGTAAACTTCCTGCTTATAATTTTCATCCTAAAAATGAACCAGCGAGAAACCTGCCTGAAAGAATGATCAGAACATTAATAGGACACGAGCACCATGTTGAATACTGGTTCAGAAACACATTGGATGAGACATTGTTTCATGTAGATGCCAATGAGTTGAGAGCAAAACAGGAGCAGCAAAGATTTGGAGAGGAAGACATGGCTAGACCAAAAGAATTTCCTATGAATACTCATGTTCTGTACATATCAATTGATCCAGAAATGGAGGGCGGCGAGCTAGTTATTTTACCTTACAGCACCTATATAAAAGGTAGGCCTATATTGGATAATAAATACACGCCTTTGGAGGGAACTCAAGCAATACACATAAAACCAAAAGAAAATATGTTGGTGTATTGGGATAAGGCAGTGTACCATGGCACAAACAAAACAACAAAAGGCAGATACAGGGTATCTATGATGTTTTCTGAATGGGCTTTTCAGCCAGATACATACGACAAACATCATCACTGGATGTCCTCAGACGCCAAAGACGGGGAGTGGATATGGACGTAATAGATGAATTTGAATTAGAAATAGATTGGATACCAGAGGATACAGGAGCGCCGTACGAGGCTGACGAATGCTTCAATGATATCCCTGCACATACAATCGACAAAATGTGTAAAGCAAAATTTGGTCATACAAACTGGGTTAGAATGGGTCAAATGACACCGGCTGATCTAGTTGGCAACCCATGTGAATTCGATTATACTAACGGGGTAATTTATTTTAAAAACAAGATTTTTGTATGACTCTACCAAGCAGCGGCACACTCGATTACAACAGCATTAGGGCCGAATTCGGCGGCAACTCTGCTAATGTAACACTTAGCACTTTTTATCGAGGCTCTGGTTTTACATATCCTGTTCCGGCTAATGCGCCCATTCCTACTGGCACTACATCACAAATTTCTGTGAGTAATTTTTATGGTGCAAAGGGCATAGCTAGGCTCGGTGGATTCAACGCAACGCAAACTCAAAGTGGTGGTAAACTACCTACAACATTTAGAGGAGCTCCTTCTGCAACGCAGTTCTTTGATCAGGCGGGTTATTTTGCAAACACCAACATAGGTAACTGGACCACTTTTAGAAGTGAAACTAATGTGGGTGTTAACGTTGGTCTAGTGAACTGGTCAACCGCTATTCCTGTTGGGGTTGCACGCCAGGCTACAGTTTACAACGCAAGTGGACAACAAACAATTAACATAAGTATGTCCAATACTCATGGTGTGCCAGGGCCCCCTGTGCAAAATAATACTGGAGCATCTACCTCGTGGAGAACAGGTTTGGGTGGCACCGATTCCGCTGGCAGTTTTACTCCTGGTGCTGGTAACTGGCCAACCAGTGGTGCAATGTACATCAATGATAGTGGTTAAAAATGTCTGACATTTATTTAGGAGAGTTTAGTTTTACGGAAGAAGAGACTGGAGAAATTGTACAACCAGATGATTCGAAAGAAATAAAGTGGACCTGGACACACAAGACTTTGTCTGTGACACCGTTAAGTTTTTGTTGTAGACAAGGACACGAAGAATACGAAGGACTTAAAGAGGTGAGACAACAACAGGTTTTGACAGAATGGGCTGGACAACTTGGGTATCTGGCTCCAGAATATTATGTTGATCAAGAAACAAAAACAATTGTTCCATCTGCAAGAGTTAATGCAGAGCAGACAGAAAACTGGTTAAAACCAAATGGTAGGCACACGATAACAGCTACAACACCGGAGGAGATATGATTTTTAATATTGATTTTGAAACAGTAAAAAACATAGAAAATAAAATACAAATATCTATTGCACAAAATACAAAAGCAGGAGAAAAAATTGTTGCTGAAACTTTAGCTGAGTATCCAAAAGATAGACAGGGCAATGATATTGCTATTGCACACCCAGAGAAAGCGCACTTATGGAAAAATCCAGATAACTATTTTTTAATGAAAGGCGCTATTAAGATGTGGTTCAAATGGAAAGACGGAGATCCTTTTCAAACAGAACACATAGATGATTACGTTGCCTTACAAAACAGTTTAGATTCAGACTATCTAGTAAAGGTAAACCATACGGTTGGAGAAAATATGTTACATGGCAATGCAACATATCATCCGTTAAATACATCAGAACTAAAAGATTCTATTCTATATTGGAGACCAAAGGTTTCTGAAACTGGTTTAGAAATTTTGACAGACGACACAGTTTTAGTTTGTCCAATGCAATATGAAAAAGGTTGGACCTTTAAACAAGCGGATGTAATGAATGGTGATTCAATAACTTTAAACAAACAAGGCACTGATTGTTATTTTATGTCAGGGGAAGAAGTAACAACCGGATCACAAACGATAGATGCTTTGGATATAAAGAAACTAACAAGTGATTCAGTTACGTTAACAAACAACAGTGGGGTGTTTACAAAAGTAATTCTGATTTACAAATGACAAACATAAAAGACTACCTGGGTTTGTTTAAGAAGTACAGAAAACAGCTGATGTACTTTCAAGTTAGTATACCTTTACCTTTGATATATGATTTTGTTAATACGCTGGATCGTGATGACACGTTGGCCAGGCTAAAAAAGTTTAGAAAGTGGGATGTATCAAAACGGTTAGTGAATGGACCATGCTTTCAACAAATGATCGTGGACCGAGAATTTGAACCAGGTTCTTTTGGTGAAGCGTTTAAGAATTGGTCAAACAAAGCAAGCAACAAAGCTGTTGATTTATTTAAGGTTTCTCTTGAAGTCAAACACAGGAGCAAGAACCCATCAAAACTATTTGAAGCATTCCAAAGACACTCAATGATGCAGCACGACTTGATACATTTTTTCAATGACTACGATACCAGCACAATAGGTGAGCTTTGCGTTCTGTCTTATCATTTAGGAAACGAATGGAAAAAGAGTTGGGTATTTTTTATCATGATTGGTGCTTGGGCTAGTTTAAAATACACGTTGATACCTGGCAAAACAACAAAGAGAATGTCTTGGAAAGACTGGATCATGCATCTTCCTGTCGTAGATTACTATCGGTGGATGAGAGAAGCGTATAAACGTGGTAAGAATTCTGTTGATTTTATTTTTGTAGACTGGGAAAGTCTATTTAATAAACCATTAGAAGATGTTAAAAAAGAAATAGGTATTACTGGACCACCAGAATACTGGCAAAAATCAAGAAGGGTAAGACGAGCGTGGACGTATGAAGCAAAGAAAACTGCCGTATGAACTATCAGGACATAAATACAAGTATGTATCTAATCTAGATATTATAGAAACAGACGCACAGTACATAGAAAACCTGGAGAAGCAGATCGAACAACAAATAGATTACTGGAACTGGTCTTGTTATGATCACCACATGAGAGTAATACCTTTGATTGCAACATTGAGAAGAGAGAATAGAGAGTTGAAAGCTGAACTGGCTATGATCAAAAAGTTTTTAGAGAAAGCCAAGAAGATGACAAACCAGAACTTTGAATAAAATAATCTTACATAATGGCAGAAGTGGATCAACCTATCTATACCTAGTGTTAGATAGATACTACAGAGCCATGCATGGTGACACGTCAGAGGGCACGTTTGAACAGGTATTCAATCGAACATATGATTTGGCTGAATGTAAATACCTTGGACTCAATGAGTTCTTGGTGCCAGAGTTGGTTGACGCGGACATCACGGATAAGCTGGTTCTTACAGGGCGGCCGGGCGTCAAGGGCACTGTTGATCTACTCAAACATATTGAAAAGACCGACGACTTTACAAAAACAATTAGGCGACAGTTTGTGACCAGGCACATGAAGACACACAAAATACTTTTGAAATATCCTTTGCTGTCTAATCCTGCGCCGTCATGGCACGCTGACTACATCAGCTGCGAACGTAAAGACTTGAAAAAACAAACGATTTCTTTATATTTGTCAATGACCACAGGTCATTACATTTTTAAGAAAGGTGATAGAAAAGTTGAAAAACTAAGGAGGTTTATACCTGACAACGAGACGATTGATCTCTGGATGAAATATGTTGAAAGAAATAATGAAGCATATCGAAGACTATTGCCGGCGAACTGCCTACGGGTTTTTATGGAAGATATCGAACATAAAGAACCTTTTGAGGTCTTGGAATGGATAGGGATCAAGGATTGGAGCGATTATCTGAACAAAGACTTTGGCGTACCAATACAAAAAGGGTGGAACGCGTGAAGACAAAAGAGAATGACGAAGAAACGTATAAAAAATGGAGAAAGAGATGGTCGATAATTTTTAGAAGAATGCCATGAAAATAGTTGATAAATATAAATACCCAAGCAGCACCAGGGCGAAGATAGAAGGGCTTAGACATTACTCGATAGATGGTAGTGAACAAAAATTACCAAGTGTTACAACTGTCCTGGGCCAAACACAGCCAAAAGAAAAACGAGAAAGTCTGGAGCGTTGGCGCCAAAGAGTGGGACTCCGTGAAGCGCAGCGCGTAACGCGCGACGCGGCTATACGTGGAACGGCAATGCACAAGTACTTGGAGGATTTGATTAGAGGAGAGAGGTGTTTGGACTTGACTGAGATAGGACAACAGGCACAGAACATGGCTGAGATAATCGTGGAACGCGGATTGAACAATGTTGATGAGGTTTATGGCATAGAAGCTGTCCTATATTACCCTGATTTATATGCGGGGAGCGTGGACCTGGTTGGTAGACACAATGATCAGGTCAGTATCATTGACTTTAAACAGACAAATAAACCAAAACAAAGAGAGTGGATTGATGACTACATGCTACAAATGGCAGCATATGGCATGGCGCATGACATTATTTACGGGACAGAAATAAACAAAGGTGTTATCATGATGTGCTCTAAGGACCTTTACTATCAAGAATTTGTTATAGAGGGAGAAGAGTTTAGAGAAGCAAAACATAAATTTTTGGGGAGACTGGATGAGTTCTACAACAGTATGGATAATAACAGCAATGCTTTGGTATCAGGGGCCGGGTGATTATGGGTACACAGACTACGAGGCTAAACAATTCCAGGGACGTGGCGAATGTTTGGATTACATCTGGGACAACAAAGCTGATCTTGTCGAAGAACTTTTCAGGATACATGGTATCCACGAAGACGGACGTAAGCTCAAGACATGGGGGTTCTACTGCATGTCAAAGACAGTCAACACCGACGAAGTGTGATATTTTTGCAACACTCTACCACAACTATAAGGGGAGATTTGACCCTTTAGTTCTAAATTTTATTAAACTTTCCAGAAAACAGGCGGTAGACGGTAGAAACTATGGTAAGGTATTGAAATATATACCAAAACAATCTACCAAAAGGTCTACCACTATATTTTTTTATGGTAGACTACTGCAATTTTTGGCAGTTTTTATGCACTTTGCGCGCACGCACAATTTTTTAAAATTTATTTACCGTGGTAGGCC